TTCGCTAAAACTGTCCATCTAGCCCGAGTGGTGGAATTGGCAGACACGCACGACTCAAAATCGTGTTCCACAAGGAGTGTGGGTTCAAGTCCCACCTTGGGCACATAAAGTCTTGACTACTGTCAGAGCCTCATGATAGAGTTTCACTACCTACTACAGATCGGAAGCATAATGATTACTGTTGGCTCACAGTTCACCACCGCCAAGAGCGGTGTCACAGGGACGGTGCAGGAGATTGTCAAGAATGACAATGGCACCACCCGCGTTCGCCTGGACGTTGCAGGTCAGCCCCGCTGGACTACCGTCAAGGAGGTCTGATCATGGGTGACCGCGCTAACTTCGGATTGCGTCAGAACGACGGCAACATCATCTTCGTCTACGGACATTGGGCAGGCGAGGGTATGCTTGCTAGGTTTGCTAATGCTCTTGACCATGTTCAGAATCTTGGTCGCATTGACGATCAGGCTTATGCTAATCGTATCATCATCTCGCAGTTGGTTGGTGACTCATGGGAGGGTGAGTATGGCTGGGGTGTTACTGTGAACTACCTTGCAGACAACGAGCATAAGGTTCCTGTGTATGACTTTGCACTCCGCGAGGTAACTCTCTATGACTATGATTGGAAGTCGGGAGTTCTGACTGATATCATTGTCACGTTCTCTCTGAACGAGTTCATCAACAAGTACGCTAAGACATTGATGGAGGTCTAACATGATTGACCCTAGCATGACTAACATTCATCCCTACCCGCCCACTATGCAGGAGTTGGAGCAGAGGTATCGTGATCTTGAGACTGAGATCAACCGTCTGAATTCAGAGTTGGAGACTATCACTACCGACCGTGATTTCTGGCGGGACAAGTACAATGTTCGTATGGGTCAGATTGACAGCCTTGAGGAATACATCAAGGATCAGTTCGACTACATTGATGAGAATATCTCTCAGAGCATTGTCGATATCTTTGGTTTCAATATCACCAAGGACTACGATGTGACAATTACCGTCAGATTCTCTGGTATTGTTACTGCTCCTCTCAATTTCGACATGGATAGGCTTGAGGATTCTCTGAATGCTAGTCTTGAGGCATCCTACTACAGCGATCTAGAGTCTGATTTCTCAGAGGATCATATGGAGATCGACTGGTCTGAGAATTAGTTAGACCGCTCCCATCGTCTAGAGGCCAAGGACGCTGCCCTTTCAAGGCGGTAACACGGGTTCGAATCCCGTTGGGAGTACTGGCGGGAGGAAGTGACGGAACTCCTTCCTCCTGCCCTCTATTACTGATATAATAAATATAACCTAACAAGGAGGACTGTTGCTAGATACAATGGAGCAAACAAGCGCATCAGCGACGGTACTATCTAAAGCAGATCGTTGTGATACAGCAGACTGTCCTGCCCAAGCATGGGTACTTGTTAAGTTTCTCAGCGGTGAGTTAACCTTCTGCTCTCACCATTTCGATAGATATGAAGCCGCACTAATTAAAGATGCCTATGAAGTTATAGATGAAAGGCATCGAATAAATGCAAAGTCTGAATCTTCTGCATAATTAAATAGTCTCGCGGCGGTGGCCAAGTTGGTTAAGGCGTCACTCTTATAAGGTGAAGATCGTGGGTTCAAGTCCCACCCGCCGTACTAGGTGCCTGTGGCGCAACGGATAGCGCAAATGGTTTCTACCCATTAGGTTGGGGGTTCGAATCCCTCCAGGCACACCAAGCCCGGTCGCAAAATCTATTTTGTCAAGCATTTACGATCACCTTTTACGAATCACGGAAATTTGTTACCAGAAATTTATCTAAATAATCTGCTAGATATCCTTGAGACTGTCAGACCTAGGGTGTATAGTTCTTCTATAAGTTCAATCAACTAAGGAGATACATATGGCACACGCAGTAGAGGTTGGCGCTAACGGCGAGCAGGCTTTTGCTTCCTTCCGCGAACCCGCATGGCATGGTCTTGGCACCGTGTTCTTTGAGGAGAAGTCCACCCAGGAGATGCTGGATGCGGCTTACCTGTCCAACTGGAACGTTCGCCTGGAGTCCGTTCCTTACCCCAAGGCGTACAATGTCATCACGCCTTCCTACATGGTCCTTCGTGACAATCCCTTCGACCAGGGTACTGATGTTCTCGCCACCGTTGGTGAGCGTTACCACGTTCTTCAGAACGAGGATCTTTTCGACTTTGGCGATGCGCTGCTTGACGGTGGTCGCTGGGAGACTGCTGGCTCTATTCGTCAGGGTCGCGTTGTGTTCGGTTCGCTTGCGCTTGAGCGTGAGACTGTCCTTGATCCCAACGGCGTTTCGGATGTTGTGAAGTCTTACCTTCTCGTCCACACCTCGCATGACGGTTCTACCGCTGTGCAGGCTTCCATCACTCCCGTCCGCGTTGTGTGCCAGAACACTCTGAACATGGCTCTTCAGGGTGTGAAGCAGTCCTTTAAGATTCGTCACACGCAGACTGTCGGTGGCAAGGTTATGGCTGCGCGCGAGGCTCTTGCTCTCGCAAACACCTACCTGGACGAGTTCGACAAGGAGGCTCAGGCTCTTATTCAGACTGAGATCACCAAGGCTAAGTTCGATGCCATTCTTGAGGCTGTCTACCCGCGTCCCGACAAGGATGCCAAGGGTGCCGTCAAGAAGTGGGAGACCAAGGTCGATCTGCTGGAGGAGATTTACTCTTCCGATACCACCAACATGATCGCAGGCACCGCGTGGGGTGCGTTCAATGCTCTCACGGAGCGTCTGGACTGGTTCCGCAAGGGCCGTGGTGAGCGGGGTGCTGAGAATGTTGCAGCAGCCGCTAGCGGTTTCGATCCTGTCACCAATGCGGAGAAGGGTCGCATCCTGAAGGCGGTCAAGGAGATCGCTTTCGCGTAATCAAACATCCTAGGCATGATGTAAAACTGCCCACCCGAAAGGGTTGACAAATCTAGAATTTCGGGCCGGGGGTTTTAAGGATATTCCAAGACCTTTTACGAATGGTCTTACGAAAGTCACAGGAATTTTCGCTGGAAAATGTCAGACCTAGGGTGTAGCATTTTCTTATACAGAGAGGATTGGCTATGAAGTGGTACATGGTGCAGGGTCGTTTTGAGTTTCCTATTCTCGCAGACGATGAGAGTGACGCCTATGAGAAGGCAGAGCAGGCATACAACGATGCTGGCTTTGGCTTTATTGACGATACATCAGATGTGTTTGAGATTACTATTCCAGAAGATATGCTCTAGGAGGTAACTGTCATGGCTACTATAACTTTTAGCGTAGAACTTATCTACGAGGGAACTGGTCACTTTATGGACTTTGAGTATGAGTATGAGACTTGGGATGATATGACCCGCGAGGAGTTGGAGCAATTGGCTGACGATCTTTCTAGTGGTCGTGATCCTGAGTTGTATAACGAGATCATGGCTAATCTTTCTATTGTCCCCACCGTTGAGAATGTGAGTGCTGATGAATCTGAGTGATGCTGAGACTGGTTGCTACATTGACGGCAGCCGTCGTGATGTTGTTGAGTTCTCTCTATTAGTTATCGAACTGGCTCATGATTATGGCTTTGAGTTGGATTGGGATAGATTCGTCAAAGATGCCGCCAACTTGCGTGAGCCTGGGTATGTGATGGACGATGATGAGATACAAGAAATTTTTGATGCTATTGACTGGACCTATGAGGATGCGCTAGAATATCTCAACACCAATACCCGCGAGGGATTGTATTGGGAAGTAATAGATCAGAGTCTTTATCTAACGGAGGATGCAGATGCTAGCCAGTAATATGCTTACCAAGGATCAGATGCTAGAGCAGTATGAGGTTCTAGGATTTGCTTATGGCATGTGTGTAGTCAAGCGTATGTCTGATGGTGTGAAGGGGACATTGGATTTTGGAGATCATCCTATCCTCCGTCCCGAGGATTCTTCCAACCCGCTTGGCTATACTCGTTATTACTACAACTTTGTGGAGGCGTGATGGATATTTCGGTAGAGGTTCAGAATGTTAGTTTCATCATTGACGCAGAGGATGAGAGCGAGGCTATCGCTAAGGTAGAGGACTTTCTGCAAGAGTACGCTTGGGACTGGACCCAACCCTATGCCTGAGTATATCAACGCTATCAAGACTGTTACTTATCATGTTCCCGCCATTGTTGAGAGCCTAGTGGAAATGGGTATGGAGGACATTGACTTTGATGTAGTCTTTGAGTTTATTCAGGAGTGGGTTTTTGAGGACTTTGGCGGGGACTCTGGAATTATCTTTCAGGATGAGAATGGGGATGAACTGTGAAACAATATCGCATTGTCCTGCCCCTGGAAGTGTGGGGAGAGTTTGAAGATGACGAGGATCATGAGTTTATCAAGGAAGTCCTAGGAGATAAGTTGGACGGACTCTTGATTTCTACCGACTACCTGTGGGATTATTGGAAAGACGCCAAAGTCGAACCTATGGAGGGATAATGCCTAATATCACCATGCACCTTACTGCTAACTTTTACCCGCCCATTCCTGCTGACATTCAGATGCGCGTGCAGGAGATTTTCGATGAGTTGCAGGCTGACTCATATCCATTTATCTCAGGTTGGGCAGATATTCCCGAGGACTGGTGCTATGAGTATGAGGACTGGTCTGTATTCGACCGCGAGTATGAGTTGCCTAATGGTGCGGTGGTGACAGGTCGCTCTCTGTGTGATGACTTGCGTCTGTGGGATGCACTTTTCTGGGAGTGCGATGAACCTATGGATACTCTTGAAGACTACGAGCGGGAACAGAAAGAATATGCAGGCCAACTATCATTCTGGACGGAGGAGTAATGCTAAAGTTTATAGAGATTGACTGTGGCCCAGGCGGGTATGTGTGGGAACTACACTCACAACATCATGACCATCTTAGGACATATGAGAGCGAGGCGGCTATGCTGAATGATGCTGCCCTACTGAAGATGGTAGATGTAGATTATAGATTCTACACTCAGGCTGAATACAACCTAGAGATGCAAGTAGAGATCATGACGGAGAATGGGGCATGGAATGAACGATAGAGAGTATCTAAGAAGTTTGGGATTTGAGGTAGGTGATCGTGGTCGGTACTCTAAGGAGATGAAGGCTGCCCTTGCTACCCGCGACGGAGTAGATCCTGATGCTCCTGCTTCTGAGTATGGTGCCAATGATAAATTCGCTGACGGAAGATATAAGATTGAGAGATCTAATGGGTTGCCGCGCACTCCTGATGTTCCAGGGATTGACTTCGGACCAGGGCTTGCTACTGTCAGACGTAAGTGATACAATCGACGCGGAGGTGAAAGATGGAGGATAAGATATCCAAGCAGATATTGTCAGGCTTCGCAGATAGTAGGCTCAACCCCTCACATCTTGCATGGCTTGTCAAGTTGCATACAACGCCAGAGATAGATAGAAAGATGAAGGAGTTCTTCTATTTCTATACCGTGTTCCGCAATCAGGATATTGACCAGAATGATATCGAATGGATGGGAGAAAAGTTGATGAATGACCTACGCAACCCAGACTATGATGGTCTAAGCAATCCTCCTCCTCCTGGTACACGCATCATGTTCGCAGATTAGACATATCTCCTGGGCATGAGTTTAAACTGACCTCACGCCTCGTAGCCCCCAAGGTGGGGGAGCGGTCTGTAAAACCGTCGCCTTAGGCACGCTTGGTTCGATTCCAAGACGGGGCACTTGACAAACTTGGAAAAGTGGGCCGGGGATTTCCACAAGTTATCCACAATTGTATTACGAACCCATTACGAACGGTCACTAAAATTTCACTGGAATTTTTAAGATTACGAACCTTGAAAAATAATCGCTGGAAATGATAGGATAGGGTATGGAATTTATTATCTTTATACTATTGGGAATGCTATGGCTTTCTCTTATTACTCCGCCATCAAATAAGAATGATGAGCCTATTGAGTATTGGAATAATGGTAGATAATTAATATATTAAACATCACACCGCCCCGCGATTCGCGGCGGCGGTTAGTGAAGTGTATCCCTATTTACCTATATACATAACATATAAAGAATAGGATATATATCTTTCATTTCTGATAATATATCTTTATCTTTTGATAAGATTCCGGGCATTCTTGCCTATTTTTATAACAAATGTATTACGATCCCAACAAAAAAAATCACTGGAATTTTGGGCATATTCGCCCATATTTATCTAATTAGACATTACGATCGCGCCTAAAAAAATCACTGGAATATTTACCTTAAAATATTCTCATATACACGAAGTTATCCACATGTTATACACATATTACGAACGGCCTGTGGATATCTCTCAATTTCTCAATAAAAATAACATTCTTATAACATCAATGTAAATCAATATATAATATACATGTCTTTTGGATTAGAATGGAATAATGTGGGGGAAAGTGGGGGACTTCTTTTGATCTATTTTGATCCTATTTAATACCATATCAAGGGAATAGGATTACCTTTCAGATGTACAGGATATCCTTCTTTTATGTTATCTCTATGTATTATGTATATAGTAATTAGAGGAGGAAGAATCATTATTCCTACCACCCCCGCCCAAAATAATTTATCTTTTATCGTCATTGTTTAATATACAAGATAGACATATATCGCCATCCCAGGCAGGCCCATCTTGTAGGCAATCACATTCTTTATTTTCCATATCTCTCCTTACAGGCTGCACACCATTTAGTGGAATCAAATTTACTTGTCACACTCCACTTAATCATGCACGAATACTCCGAGTGCTTGGCACTCGTACAGGTGCTTTTTGTATAGATCTTAGTCACTTATGTTATCCATATCTTCACAGATCTGTTCGAAATCATTCATTTCATTCTCCTTTAGTAACCCAAATCCCCCTCATGGCCGCTTGGCCAATTGGGGGAGGAGGGGTTGCGTTGTGGGTGGGGTTCTATTTTTCGGCTCCCGTTTACTAATTCAACAATTTTCATTGTAAATAATTTAAATAAATGTAATCCTCTTTACATAAAAAATTATCTCTTACAATATTTAAATTATCTTGTATAGCATTTATTTTAGAATAATATAATTCTTTGTTAAGGTCATATAGATTAAAATCTTCTAGTAGTATTATACCGTCCATATTAAATACGGACCCTATTTCTGGGTCGCCCCGATATATAGGGATAGTACCAGTAGCAAAACAATCTAAAATTTTTTCTGTAAAATAGCCAGGATAAATTGAATTTTCCCAGCATATTGAAAACATATAATCTTTTAATCCATCTTCTCTGTATTTTATGGGGTTTCTTCCATTACCAAATAAATCTAGTGAGGTTTTTATAGACTCTGAAAAATTAAATCTTTTTCTAGATTCATCACCCCATATATTATCTCCAATGACTGCAGAAATCAATTTATTTTTTTCATAAATTTTTGGATAGCGAACCCAAGTGCATTCTGCAGGCACCCATTTTATTTTTTCATGCAGATCTAACATTTTTTTGTTATGGGTAAATATATAAGTATAATTATCAATAAAATTTTTATATTCATTTATTAATAATGAATTACTTACAGGGTCTACTTCCTTAGATTCTGTAAGCCAGCCAATATTTTTTTTATTATCACTATCTACAAGGATGATATCCTCATTGAGCCAAAATATATAGTCCGCATTTTTTTTATCAAACACCAATGATAAAAATCTCGGCTGCGCTCCTGCATTAGAGTGCCAGGTCCAGTATGAAGTATACTCAGGTAGAAAATCATTAATAAAATATTTCTTTACATTACTCATTATTACATTCCATACATACTATATAAATCTATATTTTATAGTCTATTGGACCGCTAATAATTCCACCCCAAGACTTGCCTGTAGGATTCTTTCTCCAATCCTCAGGAAGAATATCAGTCATACCTAATGCTCTTGCACGACGGATGATGTGTCTTCTAGCAGCATCGTAATCTGATGCTCTGCCGACCGATTGAATTGCATTTCTTAAGTCTGCTTCATTAGCGATAGGGAAGGACCCATCTCTCATGGCTTCACCAGACTCCGCCATACGGCGTCGTGAGGCTGCAGAGTAATCTCTTTTGCTCATATCTAAATACATGTTGTCACCTCCCATGAGACTATTATACTACTCCCCAGCCCAAAGACATAGTTCTAAAATGATCTAATCTTACAGTAGTATCTAACATTATTTTTATATTGAGTTTAGACTTAACTCTAAGACAGAAAGAAATATCTTCATTTAGATACTCTCCATACGGTTTCATTGGATCTTTAATAGATTCAATTATTCCTCTTTTCATGCAAACAAAACCAAAGCCACATGATCTTACTTCTTCAATATTTTTATAAAACAGAAGAGACTCTAGCGGTATTGAATACCCTTCATCATCCTGTGCTGCCAGAACACCAGCAGTAGTTAAATAGCATCCAGAAACCATGTCGTGGTCTGATTCATATAATTTTATAAACTGGCTTTCATTCCAATGAATGTCAGAGTCTATCCAAAATAATTTATTGTATGAATAATTCTTAAGATCATCTATTATTCTTTGCCGCGCCTGACCTACATGTGACGAGTAATTGTTAAGCCATAGCCAAGATATATTATTTTCCTCAAGGTACTTAATTGTTTGTGTTATCGACCATACATAGTGCTGGTCAAATTTTTCTCCTGGACTAGCAATTATCACATCATAACATTTATTCATTTTCACTTAGCCTGTTTTACGAGAGACAGCATCATACTTCTCTACCGCTGCAATAGCAGTTCTAGCAAGGTCATACCATGTCTTTGCCTCTGACTTATATGCATTCATTAATACATTTGCTATGTACTCTACTTTATCTATAGGCTCTTGTAAATAAATCTTAGCCTCTTCATGTATGCTCATAGTTTCTCCTTTAATTCTGCTATGAGTCCTTGCAAGGTATCACATGACTCATGCCGCCACCAAAGATCGCAATAATCATTATGTGTAGTTTGACACATACGACTACGAAGATCTATGATTAACCTATTATACACCTCACGTTCAACAGATGATGTATCTAATTGCTCTGAGCATTGCCAGCATCTAATGTTCATACTTTTGATCCAGAAACTCCTTGTAGGCATTAATTGCTATCTCTGCATCAAGAAGGGCGATCTCAGCCCAGTTCTTTCCGTCTTCACTATTTAGCCAATCTGAGTCTGAGTGAGATCGGGGAAACCAGGCTTTCATCAAAGCCTCCGCTACATATGTTAAACCTGGCATTAGATTTCCTTTATCCCCTTTAAGGGTCTTCCTGCTTTAATCTTAGCCATATTAGAAAGAGTATTTGTAACAACTTCTAGCGTGGTAAGAACATTAATGTACATATCTTCTGGGTGCCAGGGGGTACCTGTGCCGCCTCCATAGGTATCGTCAAATGCCACACGAAGAACCTCAAAGAATTCATCGGCAGTAACGTAGTATGCCGTCCAGGGGTGATCTACAGTTGATGTATTTGATACGTTATTAGATGCATATACCGCAGTATGCTGAATATTACTAGGATCTACGCGCTCTTGGCTAGGAGCGGTGGAGGTAGTGACTCTGACGTTATTAGACAATTTTTCTCCTTCTTAGGGTGTGTGGGCCAGTAGTAATTACATTTGTCACAGCATACTAGATCGCGGTACGTCTTAGACTCCCACTCATACTGTGGATACAATTCTGGCGCTTTTTCATACAGTCTACCACGATGGGTAGTGATTAGTCTATGATTTTCTGGATGCCCAGGCTTAAGATAATCTGGATCTTTAAATTCATCATCACGGAAGTTTCTATTAAACGTGTCAATAATAATTGACCAGTTGTTTTCCCACTTGTACTTCCGCTGCTCCATCTCATTCTTAATGGCATAGAGGTATCTAACGAGTTCATCTTCCGCGCCAGCAAACATGCGTGTAGCAGGATGATTTACCCATCCCTTAGTTTCACCAGCGAGAGCGGATAGAATCTGCCGCCCTTCTAGAAGTTGTTTAACTAAGCGTTTTTGATCAAGCACTTTAGCGCAAGCCTTGTATGATTGTTCTGGTAGAAATACTTGCATATTACTTACCTTTCGCTATCTCTGCAGCATAATTATAGGCAGCAACTATATCGCATCTCTGACATACAATTCCAGAATTATGTGGAGGATGTGTGTCTTGACCGTACTTAATTATTTTAGACGCTATGTCCTCACGAACCCTCTCAATTAGTGAGCAGTTACACTCTCTCTTACTGTAATGTTGGTTATAACAAAATTTATCATGAGTTTCTGACATTTTGACTCCTAGTTGCTGCCGCCAATGCTAGTGTGGCAAATACTTGAGCGGCTGTATACATTCCAATTTCAGCAAAGTGCAATGCCTTCTTCTCATATTCAGTACTGAGATTCATCTTGTGGCTCTGCATACCTTCAATGGGTACTGAACTAGACCCATTCGATAGCACTTCTTATATACCTCTGCGTACCTATTTTCTGCTGACTCTCCTGCCTTACCTCCTGGGCACTTCTTAATGGCATCCATCGCGGAACGTAGGTCGCGGAGAGCAGCCTCCTGCTCTTCTGTAAGATTATTATTCATTTTCCCATCCTGGCACAATAGTAGTTGGTATGTTATTTTCTTTCCAAAGTCTAATAATATTAGGGTTATCATCCCATGCATGAATTATATCGTATGCCTTACGGAGTGTGTCAAGCATATCTTTCTTGACTTCATAGTCTTTACGATTGTCTTCATCCCCGCGCATCATTAGCATATCACTAGGAACATCGTGCATGGCTAACCACCATGCAGTATGATTTCTCCACATATGCTTTCTTGCTGTAACAATAAGTACTGAATGTCCTAGCATGTGTGCAATTTGAGAAGCATTGACTACATAGTCATGGGGTGGAACATTGACAGATTCGGCATGAAAGTTATTAAAATGCTTTATAACCCTACGCCTACCCTTATCATATTTTGTTAAGTGATGACGAATGGACGACACGTTTGCTAACGTGCCGTCCATGTCAAAGATGACTGCTGTTTGCATCTTTAATCCTATCAAATTTGTCGGCTAAAAATGGCATCAATCTCGGCAACATGACTAGGGCCGAATTGGGCAGCCCTGTTACGCTCTACCTGCCAGATGCTGTTGATATTCATATTTCTATTTTCACTACCTCGCACCAGAGTTGACATAATCTGGCTGATGGATAGAATCTTCATCTTATCTCCTTGTGGGTTTTATAAATATAGGCACCTTTTGAGCGCCTATATTTATAGTATCATATGTAAACGTTTTCTTCAAACTCAATGAGTGATATCTACGTCACACTTCTCCCTCTAAGGCATCTGCATGTCCATCTTTATATCCAGAGTTATATCCATTAATTCTTGCATTTAACAAGATTGAACAATAAAAGCAAATGGTTGGGGAAGTGTCACTATCTTTATCTGGACACAGTTTGTCGTGGCCCGACATTACTATCTCTAAACATCTTCTCAAAGTAATCATCGATAGAATCATTCATAGCATCTCCTGATAATCTGGATGGTCCAACGGCGTTGGTACAGTAAGAAGTGTACCACACATAGCACACTCCCCGTCAAGCAAGTAGCCAGCGATATTATATTCTTCATCAAAATGCAGAGTTACTTTAAACAGCCAACTGCCACAAGAAGGGCACTCTGGCGTAGGAATTCCCCTAGCATTAAGCATGTCTACTTCTTTCTAATGTTAATTATACGGACACGATTAATTGATGTGCGTGAGCGATCTTCATCGTCCCACAGCCATTCCCATGGATTAATCTCATCTCCATTGTTCCAGTCGAACTGAGGAAGATATGATTGCATGGCACCTCCAGATTAATATGATCTTTTGTTCTGGACCTGTCTTTTTCTTTTTATAAGATCAACTATTTCTTCATCTAGTTCATCTTCTTCATCATCGTAATAGTATTCTAATTTCATAGTCTTAGCCACTCTGGTCTATCCAGAGTCCATCTTACCGTTCTTTCTAGTGATTGTTCAAGTGAAAGGGGTGCCTTCCATCCTGTACTAGCAATTTTATCACCATCGAGGGCATAACGCAAGTCATGTCCTGGCCTGGATGAGTGGAAATCTACCAGTTCATATTTTAATGGCTTTCCAACATAGTCTGCGACCATCTGAGCCATCTCTAAATTATTGACCTCTCTCTCGCCCACAACATGAAATTTCTGTGGTGCCTGTGACTCTCCGTATGCTGGTGTAGGCTGAGTGAGAGCATGTAGGAGGGCATCTGCCTGGTTCCTAGCATGTAAATAAAATCTACTTCCGATCTCACCAGTAGGTGAGGCATGGATCGTCATGGTATCTCCAGCCAGCACCTTCTTAATAATCATGGGTACAAACTTTTCTGTGTCCTGCATCTCACCAATAATGTTCATAGTATTAGTAATGATCAGCGGCACTCCGTATGTCCTCCAGTATGAATAAGCAATAGACTCCTGTGCCGCCTTGGACGCAGAGTATGGGTTGCTGGGAAAGTATTGGTCCATCCATTCACGGTGAGCATGTCCATGTGGAGCGGGTCCATATACTTCATCTGTGGATACATGAATAAACTTTTTGATATTAGAGAATCTAGCCCACTCTAGAATATTACAAACCAGAGATACATTGTTCTCAATAAACGGTACTGGTTCCTCAATTGAGCGATCTACATGGGACTCGCTAGCGACGTTGATTACATAATCAATATCTCCAATTTCATATGTTAGTACTGGAGAGAATGGGGCAGTAAGATCATGCTTGATTACTCTAACTCTTTCAAGGTTGTCATCATATCCATCTACTGCTAGGCGAATTCTATCTGTAATTCCACGGTGTCGAAAACTTACCAAACAAACTACATTCCAGTCTGTATTAGCAAGAATGTGACGCAATACATGGCTGCCAACGAAACCGCTAGCACCAGTCAATAAAACTGTTGTCATTAGTATCCTAACTTCTTCTTTTCATTCTCCGTAGAGGACCAAGTATGTGTATTTTTATAGAAGTCATACTCTTCTTCTGTTAGAGGTTGGTCTGCCCACCAGCCCATGTGACGGCAGGTAAATCTTCCTGCAATTCTAATTGCACTAGTGTTGCAAGTCATTCTACCAGCAACACCATCTATCTCCAAAAGAAATTTATCACGGTCATACAGGCAAAATGTTGTGTCAATCGGGGCCGCATAAAGATCATCCCTTTCTGGGTACTGCTCCACCTTCCGCGACCAATAATTTCTCTCCCAAAGATCCACCTGACGAGCGTTAAAGAATCTCTTTCTCTCATCTGGGGAGTCTATATCTATTGCAAGACCAGCCTTAGATATACCATATGTCTCTATAATTCTTTTCATTTTATCTATTGCTCTTTTTGGCATCTCTGGATTAAACAAAAGATCTGGATCTGTAACAATAAAATTCTTTGGCATCTTAGAGCATATATCTTTATCTTCTGTATAAACTCTTGGCCCCATGTTTTTACCCCACTTTACAACATGATACTTATTCGACAATTCATCAAGTAGTTGTAGCATCGGTGGGTAGGTAGATCCATTATCACAAATGATAATATTAGTAAGGTTAAGTTTTTCAAGTTGCTCTACCATAGAACTTAAATATGTTGCTGTGTTAAATACTGGAATTATAATTGGAATATCATCATCTTTCTGGTACTCCAAAGCAACTCTTATATCTTCATATACTGGCATTATCTATTCTCCCCTAAAACTTCTGGTATATGGTTATACCCATACTTACTTATAATTTCTTCAAACAAGTATCCGTCAGAGGAGTGGTCGTATCTGTGCCACCCTCCGATTGACTCCCATGCCTTCTTGCTAATAACACATTGTAGTAAATCTATCTTTCCCATAACTGGTGGCACTCCAGAAAAATAGTTAACGCCAAACTTCTCATGCTTGCAGGCAAAGATTACTACATCTGCTTTTGTCTTATCGATGCGATCTGAAATAATCTGTAAGGCATCTGGGTATAGAATATTATCTATATTAAAATGAAGAATGTATTCTCCAGAAGCATTTTTAATTCCAAGATCTCTAGAGTGGTGCCCCCACCCATACCCTGCCCAGAATTCTTCTAAACCATATATGCCATAATGTTTTTCTGTTTGCATAAAGCCAGTATTCTCTGGCATCTCATCTATTTCGCTATCATATGAGCCTTCTCTTGGTCCATCATGGATAATGAGAAGTTCAAAATCCTTAAATATTTGATTATTTAGTGACTCTATTCCCTGTTTCATTTTGTCTCTAGGTACATGATTTTCTGCATCAGTAGCAATAATTGTAAATTTAGGCATCCTTCATCCTATCATCGTAAAAACTCATAGTCAACATATTCCTGATTAATATCAGAAAAACTTTTTCTTTGTGAAGCAAGCGGTGGTTTCAGGCAGTACGCCGTATGGTTTATTTGTAGTTGACCATACTGAACATCTACTGGGTATATCAACGCAGCACTCAAAGAATTGATAACGTCATCATAGCATGGCTCCTTAAATACTACACAATGGGCAGCGTAGGCATTCATTATTCTAAATACTCCTGGGGCTACCTCACTCTTACTGCCAGTATGTGGATTAATTCCAAGGTATAACATTTCATATGAAGGGATAGATTTTTCTATCTGATTAAACCTATCATTGAAACCTTCAGCAAATTCAACATCATCTTCTAGCATGAGAAAAGATTTTAGACCACGTTGTTTTGCAATTTGAAATACTTTTAAGTGAGACTTCAAGCATCCAACTTCTCCTGGTCTAATATTGGCAGGAGGCTCTAAGAAACCATCAATACCTGAGACTCTTTCTACTTTTATATCAATAGATTCAAACTGTTTTTTAGCACCATTCCATTTGTCTTTTCTTTTGTCTAGGTTTATACAAAAGGCTTGTTCAAAATGGTCTGTAAACATTAAATAACTGTCCATTCTGGTAGATAGTATCCACTAGGATCGTGATCTGGTAGAGCGGGTCCGAACCAATTTCTTGGAGCAATGACCTTGTTGCTACTAGAAAGATATGCTCCCCACCAACTAAATGATGAGTTAGCAATAATATGCATATCACATAGACTCATAAGTTGTAAGTCTTCGTAGGCACTTCGTTGACTAAATTGAAAACCTTTAAATATATCTAAATTTTTGCACCAATTAATATCGTCTGAAAACACAATAGCATCAGTAAATCCTACAGATGCTTCTATTGCATCTAGGTAGTAGGCTTCTGCTAGCATTGGATGATATGACGATAGTTCTAAATAGTCAGTCCTTCTTATATGAATCGCTAAAGTATTTTCTTTTTTAGACGGAGCAATACTTGTTGGCCTAAAGGTAAAGTCTCTCTTAATTTTATTTTTAATATCATCAAAGTATTTATACGACTGAAAATATCCAGACAGATTTATATTATCGGGACAGGTGTTAAATAACTCTTCATCAAACCCGTGCTTTCTTTCCAGAAATGATTCTCCATCGGAAATTCCTACATGCTCTTCAATATTCACATCTAAATAAAAGCAATCATATATATTGCTTCTTAACGATGGATAGTTCTTGCCGAAATGACTTTTGGGCGGAACGCTCCAAGAAAATCCCCTCTTGTGTGCTATTCCTTGCAAGGATGCATACTGAAACATTTGATTTCCCAAATGACCCAGATTACCTAGTTCATTATAGTAAATCGTCACCATGTTCCTTAAAGTAGTTATCGTAGATGTAATCTTCTACCATCATAAAATTATCTTTAACAATGCGACAATTTTCTTTCACGGCATCTATTTTAGAATAATATAGTTCTGGAGTCAAGGAGTCGGGGGTAAAGTTTTCATCTAGCGTTATTACTCCATCTATATTAAATACCCTGCCTATCTCTGGATCACCCCAGTAAATAGGTATAGTTCCTGTGGCAAAACAGTCTAATATTTTTTCAGTAAAGTACCCAGGGTAGTAGGCGTTTTCATGTGCAACAGAAAACATATAGGTTGCTAGACCATCTTCCTTAAACTCAATTTCATTGAATCCCCTACCATATAGATCTACCTTTCCGCGCAATTCATTAGCCAGCATAGTCCTTCTTCTATGACCATCACAATATCCTTTAGATGAGGTGATCATAGAAACTAGATTTACCTTATGCTCGTATACTTTGGGATTTCTAATCCATGTTCCATTGGCAGGAATCCATTTAATATTCTTATGCCTGCCAATTAGATCATAACTATGTGTAAATACATACTTAAAAGAATCCATTATAGATGGAATGGATGACTCAAATCTGTCATATACTGCTGGAGTTATGGCTCTTGACTCTGTAAGACAGCCATAATTAATATTTGAATCTCCATCGGCTGCAAACATGTCCCCATCCCGCCAAAATATTGCATCCACGTTAGCCCTAGTATTGTATCTAATGTTAAAATTCTTAGGCTTTCTATCTATTTTTTTATAGATAGATTCATCATAGTCGGCCTGAGAGTCACCAATAACTGTATAGTTTATCATTTTACTATATCCAATATATCTGTAATATTACTGTCATGAACAAAGTTATACTCTGCCTTTACTGGAATGTTGTAAATGAATGAATCTTTTTCATTATTACCAATAGAAATAATCTTTTTATTTGCATTGTTTAATATTTGTTTTGTATTCATAAAGCAGAATGGTCCAGAATTTCTACCTATAATGTATTCGCACTTACTGGCTAGCCAAGAGATTTCATTAAGATCCCCACCACTTGTTGCAATTATATTATTTGTAAAAGAAATTCTTTCAGAATTAAATGGTGCAAAGTGTGTAAGAATTATATTCCTATCTGTCTCTTGAAGTAATTTCTCTATTAAACCATTAAGATTTTCTAACTCAGACTGCCCTGAGAGAACAGGCCCATTAGAAATAATAATGCTACGATCAGGAACTTTTACATCTGGGATATCAAAGTACTCATACTTTATTTCTGGTATATAATATTCTGCTGGACCAACCTCTATCTTTTTATCTGTTTCATCCTCTATGAAACTGTAGATTTTCCTAAACATTTTCTGGTAGGTAATCCAGTTTATTCCGTTTCCAAGTTCTAGATAATTTGCTATCCATGTATTAATAAATATTGTATCTTTATCTACTAGAAATGGAGTTCTGTCTGTGACTGGGCCAAGGGGTACTTCTAAAGACCTGAACTCTATATTAACATCTCTTAATAGTTTAGATGAATTGAAGTGTTGATAATAGAATTCGTATCCTGGAAACTCTCTAATTATATCTTCTACATAAGCCTTAGATGCAAAGATATCTCCATTATGGTAGTGGTTATAAAATACAATTTTCATTATGAAAAGATCTTTTCCTCTATGATTTCTGATCCAGTAAGTTCATTGATTTTTCGTTTAATAGAAGCACGGCTATCATTATACATATAGATCATTCTTGCGTATAGTATAAAGTCCTTATCAAATTCTCCAGACTTTTCTTTTAACCTAATGCAGTCTTCCATTTCCCAGAGTCGTTCATTTACATGCACTAGCATTTCGTAGTAGCCGCGAGGGACATTAATATTAGATAATATTTCTAATAAAGCAGACTTTTCTTTTTCTATATTTTCTTTAGCGCTGCCGCTAGATCTGCTTAATTTAATATCCAGGATAGTAACCTTGTCTACGAGTTCTCCAATAGAAACTGGGACATTAACAATCATTTATAATACCGCCTAACTTCTTTATATCATTACTACTAATAAACTGACTATTGCCAATGTATAATCCCAAGTCATTTAGAATATCTGCATTAGGAATATCATTAACAGATATTAAACTATATCTATATAGGAATGGATGCTTTAGAAGATTCCCTCCGACTATCGGACGGTATTCTATTCTATATTCATTCAGCATCTCTTCAAGCCTGACTTTTGTTTCCTTAGATTTTGATATTATCGGAAAACAAAAACTACTATTGCCAGGATTTTCTGAAATAGAGTAGAACTTATCATTATTATTTATGTAATCTCTAAAAATTTCATAGTTATTTTTTCTAATAGCAATTGATTTATCTAATTTGGATAGTTGGCTTCTTCCTATTACAGCAGGAATTTCATGATTTCTAAAGTTATACCCATCAGTTACAAATAAAAACTGCGGGGAAAGATGTGGACTCTTGGCAGCATACTCATTAAAGAATAGTGATTCTCTTGCCATTCCATGGCTTCTTTTCATTTTCATTATGTCATACAGTTCTGGGTCATTGGTGCTTACCATTCCCCCCTCAATAGTGGTCATATGGTGACCAAAGTAAAAACTATATGTAGCACCTACACTATTAACACCTATCTTATTTTTGTTTTCATCTACTGCCCCATGAGACTCACAAACATCATCTATCATGATAGCGTTAGGAAATAGTTGTTTTAAATATTCTGTTTCTGCTGGAAATCCAAGCAGATGGGTTACAAATATAACCTTAATATCTGAATGCATTTCAGATACATACTTTACAGAGTCCTTATCGAATGAGAAGTCTTCTAGATTAATGTCACAGAAGATAGGCTCTAAGCCTAACTGTATCACGGGGGCTACATTGGTAACCCAAGTACATGCTGGTAGAAGAACTTTATCTCCCTGCCTAAGACCGTACTTTTCAATTACGGCTGCTAACAGAAGAAAGTTTGCCGTGCTTCCAGAGGAAACAAACAAAGAGTGCTTTGACCCAAGCCAATCATTCCACTCATTTTCAAATGCCTCACATTGCTCACCCTTTGTAAATCTTTTAGCAGTAAGCGCAAACTTGGCAATCTTTAATCTTTCACGCACCGTTATAGCGTCGTGCATAAGAGGCCAGTCATAGTTCATTTGTATTCTCCAAAAACCATTCATATGTATTTCTAACACCAGACTCTAAACTTATACTTGACTTCCATCCAAGGTTATGGAGTTTAGAACTATCAAGTTGTCTCAATGGGGTTCCGTTTGGCTTAGATGTATCCCAAACAATATTACCACGCCAGCCCACGATAGACGAAACAATTTCTGCAAGTTCTTTTATTGAATATGGTCTAGCAGCACCAATATTTATATGGCTATTTTCATCATAGTTATTCATTAAAAAGATTAGCGAGTCGGCAAGATCATCTACATGTAGGAACTCTCTTGTTGGAGAGCCATCACCAAATAGTGTGACCTCATCGACATTATTCTTTTTTGCATTATGAAACTTCCAGATCATTGCTGGTATTACATGGCATTGATCAATGTTGAAGTTGTCTCTGGGTCCATATAGATTTGTTGGCATAACTGATACAGCATTGAATCCGTACTGCTCACGATACTTCTGACACATCTTCAGGCCAGCAATCTTTGCTATCGCGTAGCCTTCATTAGTTTCTTCAAGGGGCGCTGTAAGTAGGTGATCTTCCACTATAGGTTGCGGAATTATTTTTGGATAAATGCAGGCAGAGCCAAGGAACATTAATTTCTTTACCCCACTTTTATGTGCAGAGTCTATAACATTACTCTGTATCATCAGGTTTTCATACATGAAGTCTGCTGGATAAGATTTATTGTAGTTGATTCCACCTACTTTTGCGGCTGCCAAAAATACATACTCTGGCATTTGAATATTAAAGAATCTTCTGACTTGAGATTGATTAGTTAAGTCTAGTCTATGTTTGTCTACAGTAATTATATTTCTATACCCAGCGTTGTTTAATTTTTTTACAAGAGCCGAGCCAACTAAACCATTATGACCAGCAACATAGATTGATGAATCAAACTCCATTTTCACACATATCCTTAACTAGATCATCGAACGTGAACTTAGGACTCCAGCCTAATTCCAACCTGGCTTTAGATGGATCTCCAATTAAACGATCTACTTCTGCAGGTCTAAAGTATCTCTCATCAACTTCAACTACCTTCTTACCAGTAATCTTATCGTATCCACATTCATGCATAAGCCTACCACGCCACTCTATATCCATTCCAAAATATGGAGCGCACTTTTCTACAAATTGCTTAACAGTATATTCTTCACCCGTCGCTATCACATAGTCATTTGGACGCTCTTGCTGCATCATAAGCCACATAGCATACACATAATCTTTTGCATGGCCCCAGTCTCTTAATGCATTTAGGTTTCCTAATTTTAAAGTCTCTTTCTTTCCGCGTGCAACAGCGTCTAATCCAAGAACAATCTTTCTCGTTACAAATGTTTCTCCGCGCCTGGGAGACTCATGGTTAAACAGGATACCGTTACAGGCAAACATTCCGTAAGCCTCACGGTAGTTTTTAGTTATCCAATATGCATATAGTTTAGCAACACCATATGGTGAGCGGGGGTAGAATGGAGTAGTTTCAGTTTGAGGAATTTCTTGTACAAGTCCGTATAACTCTGATGTTGCAGCCTGATAAAATTTTGTTTTTCTAATTAGACCCAATGTTTTTATTGACTCTAAAATTCTTAATGATCCTAGAGCATCTGAGTTCGCAGTATTTTCAGGTGTCTCAAACGATACCTGTACATGTGACTGTGCGCCTAGATTATACACCTCGTCTGGTCTGACACTATCAACAATATTCATCATTGACAGAGAATCGGTAAGGTCACCATAATGTAGTTTAAGATACGGATTATCGTATAAGTGATCTATTCTTTGTGTATTAAGAGATGATGCACGACGTTTAATTCCATGAACCATGTATCCTTTTTCTAATAAAAGTTCAGCAAGATATGAGCCATCTTGTCCAGTTATTCCAGTAATTAATGCAGTTTTCATTTTTCCTCAATCCATTAATTTTACTCATCAAGCAGTTTAACAGTTACCTTAGAATCCAATTGGGATTTCTATACACCCAGGCAACTTGAGAAAGCCATTGTCTATAAGAATTCTTATCTTCAATCTCTTTAGGTATACGGTCGTATAAATAAATTTTATTCTTATTGCAGTATTTATCTACTAAATATCCTAATGCACTTTCAACGACATGTATTTCTTTTGCATTCTGCATAGCCAGAATCCAGTCAAATATGTGGAATCCATTATCTCTATCCCTATCTGCATACATGTAGTGTACTGGTAAATCAGATTTTATGTCTAATTCAATCTGATTTATGTGAGAGAAGATATCATTCGCAAGAATATAATCCCCCTTTAACCCATAGGTTTCAATCAAATCTTTCTCTCTGTCTAGATTTCTATTTATTTTTACGTTTCTTCTGAAGTCCCCGAACTCTATCCCCAACTTCTCTCTGGCCCAAAAGTGTCTTTTTGCCATCCAAAGATGAGAGGGCATAGCATCTGCTTCTGGCATTAATGCTAGGTATTTATCCCCGTTAGGCATGTCAACGCTTTTTTCTTGTTTATAGTATTCTGCCATCGGATAGTTTCCATCTTCTGGGCACCACACTAAGCCGTCCATTTTAATATACTCGTTAAGAAGTTCATAGTCTCCAACAATAGGCCAGTATACCTTATAGCCTCTGTCTATTAAATGCTTGGCTATACTTGATGTGTATATTAAATCCCCCAGACAACAATGATGATAAATTAAACAATTTTTCATAGAGGACCCTCGCTTTTAATTAAAACGTTTACTGGTCCAGTTCTTGGATATTCATCCTCCACTACGCTGTTTTTAAATTTATCATAGGGATCTGAAGTATTCCATAAAAGATAATAATTATAGTCATTTCCAAGAATGCTGGTATAGAATTCCCTAGTGTCCTTATCAAACTCGCTTAGTGCATAGATGCTTATTAGATAATTAAAACTATCTAGTACCTGGCTAGAGTCTTTTAGATGTTCAAACTGCTGATAATAAATATTATCTACATACCCAAGAGAAGTTAAATACTTCTCCTGCAATTTACTTGGATAATATAAATCTACCATAGTGTAAGATTTTATTTTTATCTTAAAGAGTCCAGCAAGGTCAAAGAGGATCTTGCATTGTCCTCCATAGCCTGCGCCTATTTCTAAAACTTTTGCTTCCTTTATCTTTAAAGAATCCATATGCCTTAAAATATCTAACGCCTTAAAAGTATATGCAATAGTAGATGGAGAAAACATTTTATTTTCTGTAGGAATGTCTGGATAATTTACTAAATGAGGAGATCCAGTTAAATCGTTCTCAGAAATCCTATCCCAATCTATTTCATTGAATAGTTCTGAAAATTCATTTTTAATTCTTTCTAAGAAGATAAAAGAATATCCTTCATTAGTATGTTCTAATATTGTAGTGAATGAACTATTTGATTTAAAAGTATTAAAAGTATCATCATTTAGCAACGCTTCTTGGCATACAGGAACATGAACATATGGCCCTAAACTAGACATGGTACCTCTCTTCTGTGATACAGTTCATGCAAAAGAAGTCGGCATAATTGTTATATGCATCATCTGTCAACAGACTCTCCTGACCACTAAATAAAGCAACAATATTTAAACAATTAGTGTTTGAACAATAATATTCTTGCGGTTGCTTTAGTTTGGCTGGATTTTTTTTAAATCTAGATATCAGATTCATAGTCTATGCCCATTTCTTTTACGTCTATCAGATCTTCATTCTCAATAATCTCTTCATGATCTAGTCCGTCTTTATTATATTTAACCATACAAAAGTCGCTGTAGTATTTTACTACCCTACCCCAACATTTTTCAGATTCTATCCAGACTAAACCCATCAGATGCTCCTTGGCGGATCTCCTGGTCGTCCCTGAAAATCACACTTCATGCCAAACTTATGAACAACTTCTCGTAATTTAATAAGATATTCCATTATCATTATTCTTTTATCTTCTGAGAAGGCCATAATTTCATTCTCATATACTCTAAGTGCGATGTGATCGGGCATTTCTATAACGTCAACGACAATGTTGTATGGCGGCTTATGCTCTTTAAGCATTTTATAAAGAAGTTTATCAACCATTTATGCTTTCCCCATCTGTGACCAGACTAAGTATAGCACTCCACGTTACCTGATTCTTATGAGAATTTCTCATATTGTCAAGCCTGCCTTCGTTTAGGTAGATGCCTCCCCACACACCGTAGGATTCTGTGTTGACACCCTCTTTAAAACATTCTTTTATTACTGGGCAAGATAAACACATTCGGTCAACTTCTCTAGCAACATCCTGGTCTGCTTCGTACTGATCAAAGTATTTATTTGTGTCTACTCCAGCGCATAGCGCTTCACTTACCCACATATTTTGCAGGTACTTTCCATCCATTACTACCTGGGTTGTATCTGCGTGCAATACCCCAACGACCATCACGAAAGACACCGTTCTTCTTATAGAAGGCATCTCTTGACGGCTTCCAGTCTACAATAGTCCAACCATCCCAATAAAGATTGTTGTTATTATCAACAACAGTATGGGCGGTGTCATAGTCAATAAATTCCTGAGTCATTGTTCCTCACTAGTTGTATATACTATTTTTCTTATTCCATTATTTCTAAGTGTAGAATAGCATCTATTGCATGGCCTGCTATCTCTAGCCTGCCCTCTCCTATTTACCCTAGCAACATATACAGTTGCCCCAGCAGCATCTTTTACCTTCTTGAGAGCATCTATCTCTGCGTGTACAGAGCAATCAGTCTTAATATGCTCACTAGAAACTACAGTAGGGTGATTTCTTTCTTTATTAACTCCAGTTCCGATCACTCTTCCACCCTTTACAATAACAGATCCATGCTTCATTCTGCATGAAGACTGCGATGCAAGATAGAGTGCGACGGAAAGATATGCTTGGTCGCGCTTAGATGTGGCGACCTGCTCCTTTGATAGCCTTCATTCTCTCTCCTATACCTTGTAGATACTTACGGGAATATTGCTATTCTCTGCTTCAGATATTACAACATCGAATATCTCTGACCTATCATTCTTCGTTGATAAATATACTACACTATCAATGTCGTACTTGTCAAAGTTTTCTACAACATCATTTTTGAGAACACGGTAGAACCTTGACTTTATCCCTTTTTGCTTAAAGAATCCTTCGGTTTTATTAACAAACTCGGCAGTAAACTGGTTTATTTTATAGGGTCCTGCTGTATAAATATCTAAACGGCCATCACTAGTAGTTGCATCGACTGCCTTATCTATAGCAACAACTACTGCCCTAGTAAAAGTATCGTAGTCGGCAAATTTTTGATTGCCGTAAACAAGGATTCTCATTATTCTCCTAATATATGTTGGGAAATTCTCCAGCAACTAACCATTCATTTGTTGCTATCTTAATTAATTCTAGGCTAGTCCATTGGGCAGTAAGATAGTTTGAGTCTGCCTGCCTTAATGTAACTCCAGACTCTTCAGTAAATTGTACAGTACCAGAGCCTGCTCGCGCAACCTTTATTGATGAGCCAACCTCTATTTCTTCTGTAGAATTATTTGGAACAATGAGGGTTGTGGCAGATGCTGAGTTTACTAATAGTATAGAGTTCTGCTCACTAGACATAATCATATAGGAGCCACCAGTAGTTATAGAAGAAACTTCTCTTAAAAATGATGTTTCTAGATTCGTGGTGTTAATCATGTTAATCCATGCACCATCTGAGGCTAATCGTACTGTTTTTTCTACAGTATTAAAATATACTTCTCCGTCATTAAATATCTGCGGGTCAGATGCAAGGCTTGCCATCTTTAATGTAGATACTAATCTCATGCAAATCTTCCGCCCCAAATGCTTTTATTAACATTAACGTATCCAGGCGGAATTACTGCTAAACGACACTTTCCCATCTCTTCAATTTCATAAGAAAGAATAGAGCATCCTATACCACCATCTTCTTTTTCATAATGAAGAGAGCAGTTACCACACATGACGCCAATAGATGCATCTGAATTCTGCGCCGCAGATTCATAACCAATCCAGATCCCTGTCTCCTCTGCATTAAGGGGTCCATAATTATCTGCTATAGACACAAGAGAGTCATGAAACTGTTTCTCTGCATCAGAAAGTTGTTCGTATAAATTATGTTCAGCCTTAGAGATATCCTTTTTGGATCTCGCTTCAGCAGCGTACAGAGCACGCTGCTGCTCTATAGCCTCTCGTCTTGTTCCGTGAGTACCACGAACAGTTCCATCTGGACTAACTACAGAATATCCAGACTTACCACGGTAGTTCTGTCTAATATCGTATGGCATATCGGCCTCCCAAGCATTTGTATCTATTATACCTTAGATAGCAAAGTAATTTTTCTACTCTTTTTTGCCTCTATATTAATAAGTTCTATTGCCTCAGACCACTTATACTTAACCATATTTATATTAAATTGATTTGCTGCGACAATATAATTTCTTTCACGCTCTTCATTTCTAATATCTGGATCTAGTAGTTTGGTTAGATGCTTCATCCAATCCTTTGAAGACTTTGCTATTCTTCCAGCACCTAAATCCGCTAGATCCTGATACTCTTGTGTGTCAGATGCAATAAATGGTATACCTGACAAGGCATATTCAAGACCCTTTAAATTACTCTTGGCCTCGTTAAATTGATTCTTTGTCAGAGGAACTATTCCAATGTCAATAGGCATGAAGATATTAGAATAATACTGAGGTCTGGCACCCGTAAAGACACTTACTCTTTCTGGATCAATATTCAACGCCTCTGCGATCCAGTAGGGTTTATCTAGCATGACTCCAGAATGATGAAACTTTAAATCGTATCTTTCTATAATTGTTTTGATTGGTCCTGAAAAATCTTTAAGATCATTTACGCGCCACATCATCATTCCGACCCATCCTATTGTGGGTTTATTTCCAGCGGTATCAAGTCTGTAGGTAAATGTTTTTGGGTCTAGAGAGTTTGGAACACGGTATACATTTTTATTATATCTACGCATTCTTTCTTCTAAGAATTTTGTACTTGCAATAATTCCATCTGCGGCAGAATAAGTTGAAATAAGATGATCTCTATTATTCTCTGGATTTCTTTGTGGATCAGTAGTTATAAAGGCTAGGTTGTCTTCTGGAAGTTGTTCGAAATGGTCGTCTGTATCGACAATAACAGTCTGACCGTAACTCTTAGCAAGTTCTATATATTTAACTGCATCGTGGTGCATAAAAAGTTTAAGTACTACTACATCTAGTTTATCAAAGCACTCGTCGTAGGTCTTAATGACCCCAGTCTTTCTATACTTTAATCTTTCTAAAGGCTTTACTGCAACAAAACCCTCGCCATCCTTCCAGCCAATCTCACCCACCATTACCTGATGACCTATGCTTGTTAACAACATACCTGGCATAAGCATTCTTACGTTGGTGCATCCACCTGGCAGCGCCTCATAGTGGTCGCCCCAATCTGTAGAAAGAAATCCAATCCTCATTTATTCTCCATTATGTAGATATGGCGGGGGCTGTTGCCGCAATGGTTTGTTTACCCCCGCCATATATATTACTACGTTAAATCTTTTCTGGGGTACATTTCTTTGGGAATAAAGACCACCCAGTATTGAATGGTGCAATGACCCATGAATATGTTAATCCAGATCCCCAGAGGGAATAATACATTCCTGCATTCTCGTACCATGAGTCATTCTTAAATGAATATCCATAGCCCCAATTATGCATTCCATCATTAAGGAAGTGCTTCCTTACAATTTCTGATTGCTTTTCCTTGTCTAGCATATTATCTCTAGACCACCAGGATCTTCCTGACCAGGCGCTTGTCTGAATTTGCCAAGTACCTAAAGCACCTGAATACCATAAACTTGACTCATCAAGTGCTTCATGCTTTGATTCGCGCCAGGTAATTGCCCAGGCTCCTCTAAGCATTCCAGGTCTATTAAAACCCGCCTTGAACAGTATCTTTGCTTGCTTATCATTACAATTAGATGGCAACGTCCAGTTTCTATCTGTTATTGCCCTTCTTTCTAATGTATCAGCGGTGGCAAGGTTTCCTGTACCTTCCGCCAAGGGCGAAGACTTAGCATACGCCATACTTGATGCAGCAATAAATGTAATTGCTAATACTACAACAGCAATCCAACCTACTGCCAAACCAATTTGGTTTTTTTTCGTCATATTGACCTCCTTTGGCGGCAACATCATTCTACTTTACAGTAAAGTTTTATAGAAGTCAAGAATCGCATAGCATAGAGATTTTTATTTTTTGGCCCAATCAATAATTTCTATCATATCTGGGTAGATAGTAACATGTGGAAGAAAGTTATAGTTAGCACTATCTTTTACAAGACAGTAAAATGTAAAGTATCTCATACCTACTCGTCATAGTCCCATCGTATTATCATCATTGCATACTTTAATCCCTGGGCAAACCATTGACCCTGCTGAGAGTATTCTTCTGCAAATGGAGGATTAATACATTCCTCAATTTGTTCTGAGAATCTATCTCGCCAATACTTTTGACATTCATCACTAGTATGCATTTCCACGCTGGCCTGGTAGGATTCGAACCTACAACCCATCGGTTAACAGCCGATTGCGCTGCCATTGCGCCACAGACCACTATATAAATCGCTGGAGAATCAGGGGTCGAACCTAAACTAAATGTTCCAAAGACATTTGTGCTGCCATTACACCATTCTCCATAACCGATATGCCAGCGGGTAACTACACCATCCCAAGGTATCTGCACGTTTGACTAACTTCATGCTGGTATCAACCGCGTAACTCGGCATTGCTGGCATATCGGAGTCTATTTAGTTATATCGAAGGGGGAACCTTCCCAAACCTTCTTCATTCTGTTAACTATTGCTTTAGACCAGGAAAACCCTGCGTCACCGCCCCAGGCTTCCCACATAATTCTTCCATTAGATGGAAAGCCTTCTTCTCCAGAATTAAAACCCTTACCTTTCTTATCTACTTCATGTCTAGAAAAATAAGAGTACATTCTTTTTACTGTATCTAAAGATAGATTTTCTTTGTTTGCAAGTTGACTTGCTCTAGTCCATCCAACAGATGTACCAGCGCCTTTTGCTTTTCCTTCTTCTTTCCATTTTAAAGCACGGCGTGCCGCTGCTGCCATAGAATCTGTAGGTTTGTATGTCTCAGCCATCGTATTTCTCCCATCTCCAAAAACTTATGTAGTATGCATGAAAATGTGTGTTGCAAGCATAGGTCTTAGTTTCATTTCTTTCTCCAACCCATTCCGCTGGCTGACCACAAAATTTGCATTCCATAGTATTATAGCATTCCAAGTTTGCTTGCATAGTCATACATCATAATGCCGCTTGCGACACTAACATTAAGACTTCTTACACTACCAAGTTGTGGAATCATTACAATATCATCAGCCATACCCAAGCCCATTGGACTTACACCTCTAGCCTCTTCTCCGAAAATCATAAAGGTATTTGGAGTCCATTCGTATTGAGTGATAGGAATTGCTCCAGGAACATTATCTACTGCCACCCAGCGCATATCTCTAATATTTGGCTCGTTAAGATAGATGTGGTCAAGAGATGGGGCATACTTCAAATGGATATAGTTATGAGTTCCTACGGCACCGCGACGGTCCCATTTTTTATTTCCAATAATCCAAGATTCTTTAGCAAGAAATGCATTGCTATTACGAATTCCAGAAGCCTTATTAAAGTCTCCAGAGATGTTCTCAAATCCCACAACAAAGGGAAGACGTTTTGTATCTAGATCAGCCTTAACCTGATCTGTTTCCCACTCTTTGTAGTAGTCAATAACATTATGACTCTTCATTAGAATATGCTCCAGTACTGTAGATAAGATACATCATTGACTTTTCATCATCAGTTAGATCATCTGACTCAGGCCAGGTATCTGACCTATCTGTTAAGTATATATAAGACTTACCATCATTGTCCATCATTAAATCAATGAATCCTTTAAACCACAGACTGCTCATAATATCTGAGTCTTGCTCTTTCATCCATTGGGCCAATTCTTTTTGCTCTTTATAAAATAACTCTGTTAGTTTATATATAGGGTCGCCAGCAACATTATATGAAACGACCTCTACATAGCCGTATTCAACGAACATCTTTAATATCTCTTCATTCATGTCCATATAAATCCTTAAACTAGGCCAATCGACCAGTCGCTCATGCCATCATTTTGTTGTGGAGGCTGGATAACATTCTTCTCAGCCTCTTCTTTTCGCCTGTCTCTTATAAATTGTTTATAGGTATGCACTTCTATTTCAACTTCTTGGGATTGCTTTTTACTGTTTGCAATGGAGTTGTAAATAGATCCACATACAGCATCTGACAAGTCTTTACTGCCTTTTCTTGGGTGATCTACTTTATCACGAATAATTCTTAACTGCAATAATTCATCTATAAGAAGTGGTATTGAAGGTCCGACAATTCTTTCCTCCCCAACAAGCATTGCCATGTCATCGTAATGTTTTTTGGCAACAGAAAGAGTTTCTGTTTCTATTCCTATCATTCTTAATTCTGCCATAATATCGTGAGAGTTCCATCTATCGAATGTTACCTTTTTAATATTAAATCCACGCGATCTTAAGTCCACAATAAACTGCTTAACCTCTGAAAAATCTACAGATTTATCTGAGGTAGGGGTCCACCATCTTACACAATCTACTACAACTAAAGGACTCACAACATTATGGTTAAGAAAACTTTTTAGTTGCACCCATCTGTCAACATGCGCCATAGATACAGCACAATGATCATGCTTCTGGGCCAAGTCAACGTGTACATAGTACTCTTTACCCTCCTGAGGAATAAACCAGTCTCTAAACCTACCATCATCGTCTACTCCATTGAGTGGCTGATTAAAGCATGATGTAATTTTTTCACGAGACTTAAAGAACGCATCTACTGCATCTGCTGGCATACAAGCAAATCTTCCAAGAGCATCTACAGGGTTGTTAAAAAATGCAATCTTAAAGTCATCTATAGATCTTGTTGGATTCACTTCCCATGTGGGTCGGCGTAGGGCAAAAACCTTTGGATATCTATAGGCATTAATATTATCTTCCTCCCACTCAATGGTGAACTCATTCTCTGGAACTCCTTCTAGTTCATCATCTAGTTTAAAGGTATGAGTTTTTATCTCAATGTCTTTGTCCGCAATTACCGATTCATAGCGCTGCTGAATAAAGTCATTCTTATATCTGGGGAATGATAAAAGAATAACTTTTCCAAAATCTGGAAATCGTGAATCTACGGAGGCTCTATACATATCATAGATCGCTTGACCCGTCTTAGATTGCTCATTTCCACTTGTCGATACTGTGCTAAATCCAGATATCTCGTCAAGGATAACGCATATAACGTTGTATCCCTCCCAAGATTCTCTTTCTGAGTGACCAGAGTGGCATGTAATTGATTTGTCAAACGAAACACTCTGTGCTGTAATGTTATATTTTCCTACGAACCATGGAGAGTCTTCAATTCTTTTACGGAACCCTTTGAAGAATACATTTTTTGCCTGCTCAGAGTTAATGGCGATATTGATAATGTCAATGGAGTCTCCTGGAGGCTTGCCAAAATATTTTGCGGGATCTTTTAGGCAAAGCAATAAATATACAAGATATGTCACGGAGATAGTAGATAGGTAGTCTTTGCCACTACCTTTTCCAAGTTGTAAAATAACTTCATTGCAGGTTTGACGGTATCTTTTATTACCCTCTTCTTCTCCAAGAATTTTTACTAAAGTTTCTTTCTTATAAATTTGAGTCATGGCTCTAATAGACTGATACTGATATGATGAAAGTGGTGGAAGTTTTAGATACTGCTCACTTGTAACAAACTCTTCAATGGATACGGGGTACTCTTCAAACTCGTCGTCCTCCAATGCCGACAAAAAATCATCGAACATCAGAAGCCTTCTGCCTTTCCAGTAACCTGTTCCAGCCTAGTAAACACTTCCTTCTTGCAATGGCTGCAATCTGACACCACTTCTTTTAAAATTTTTACAAGAATCTCCTGCTTACGTTCGGTTTCTATTATCTGTTCTGCAACCTCACTATCTTCAATGAGGCCAGCCTTCTGAAGCATATCTATTTGTTTTTGCTGTATGTCTGCGACTAGTTTAATCCCAGCAGTCTTTTTAGAAAGATCTCCTTGAGTCCCAGATTGACTAATAACATCCCAGCCTTCCTCTATAAGCATAGAGTAATGTTTATCCGCACCAGCCAAAGCCTCTCTAGCACGCATCTGGATCTGCCTATCACTCTGAATAACTGAACGCCATTCATTTAAATAGTCCTGAACATCTGTTCTTTTAAAACCTGTTACTCTTGCTATCTGGTTAGGATTAGTTGTTCCTTTTAAGAATAGGTCAACAACTTTATTGATTCGTTCCCAGCGATCCGCAAGTTCTAATTCAGACATCCATCTTCTTTCTTATGCTCTTTTTAGCGCGAACAATTCCTTTTAGTTTATCAACATAGAAGGAACGATATTCCCCAGTAGCAGGAGAAAAACAATCTATCCAGGTAACATCTTTTTTAATATTATGCGCCAATTGTATGAACCTAAATGTACCACGAATATCTTTAAACTTAAGCATATCCCCTGGCTTGATAACTTCTTTGCCAAACTTAAGTTCATAGAATACTGAGATATCTGGGTTTACTAGATACTTAGGTCGATCTTCTGGATTGGAATTGTTTTTTCTAGCCATGACTCTCCTGTCATCAGGTAGCGAATCCGCTACCACCGCGAGTTGGTGCCCAAACCATTCCTGGACTATCTATGTTCCTAATCATCCTAATTCCACAGCCTGGACAGATGGCGCTGTCCCTTTCATCAATCTTTAGCATGAGTTCAGTAGATGACTCACACTCTATGCATGTAAATGTATATAGAGGCATTACTTCCATGTCTCCTTCTTTGCTATACTCAATAATACCAGATAGCCCATTAGGTCGTCAAGATCATTGTCTCCTTGATATTCTCTACCGCGAGCGAATCTACTTAATTTATCATCAATTCTTACTTTTAGTTGTTCTGCATTATCTGCCTGTGAAAAAATTCTTACTGGGTCAAGTGCTGAGTTTCCATATGCTCTATTTTTTTCAATCAGCATATTAGAAAGTCTATTGCATTCATCTAGAATAGCCATCTCTGTTTTATTTACTGGATGGAATTGAGCATCTGGATTTGTTGTCCTAAACATTTCATCTAAGTCTTTTTCTATCATCGCTTACCAAACTTTCTTTGATCTCTTATTAACCCGAATTTTACCAAATATCTGTAAATAGTTTGATGACTTACATTACATTCTTTTGCTATTTCCTCTAAGCCTTTTTTTTCTACGACATATCTTTTTGTCAGATACGTTTTACTTTCATATAATTTAGCCACGATTCACCAAGTTCATGTATGCGTAATATGCCAAGCCGAATGAATCCCCAACATCATGGTCGTCTACTTCTATTCCAAACTTGTTATTAAAATAATCTAAAGTTCTTTGTTTTCTTAAATTTCTTGCGTAGTTTCTGTACCATGTGTCTGTTCTATCTGGATGCTGTAGTTTAATTTCTGCCTTCTCCTGCTTTGTTAAATTTTTATTTCCAATGTAGTTTTGCCATGAAGATGGAGGTACTGTAATAATTCTACCAGGCTCATCGGCTAACTCTGAAACTAAAACCCCAACCATCATAGCCATGTGGATGGCTACTGCCTGAGACTTAACCATAATTGCGGACTCAATACATATGTAGTCTGGGTTAACTTCTTTTTTTATAAACTGTATTTTATTTCTACAGTCAATTACCTTTTCATATATATTGTTGCCATTAAAAACTATCTTCCCCCACTTTATTGGCTCTTCTCCCACTATAGAAAAGGCAAAAGAGTTGGTGGATGAATCTACACCCATTACAGTTTTAGCGTTTTGCTTTATTAGTTTTTTTAACGACATTGGCAATTACCTCTAATATATTCTCTCTACTATTATCTTTCTCAGATTTTTCACATTGGTAGCAAATTAAATTTTCATTATATCTACTCAGCAGTTGTCCGCAGTAGCAATATCTTTTTTCTCCACTCAGCCTCTTTTTATTCTCGTAGTACTTTTCCATAATCTTTTTATTTGTTGCAAGTCTACAACAACTAGGAGTACAGTACTTTTGGTTCTTTTTATTAGACTCAAATGGGTTACCACAGTTGATGCAATTTTTCACTCAACACCGACTTTTAGATTAGGAACTTTCTCCACGCCTTCTTCTCTTTCTAGGCAGGCTTCCGATACGGGGCAACCTTTACATGTCCAGGTAGATTTTGTATACCCTCTTTTTGGAGGAGTATTATTCTCATACATTCCATAAACTTTTTTCATCCAGTCAAAAACGTACTCAATGTACTCACTATTTTTTTCAGTCATCTTTATTGGGATGCATAAAAGTTCATTATCATTCTTATTTTCGTAAAGGACAAAGCCCTCTTCTGCTCCTTCAATTTTCATGTATATTAATAATTGAAGAAGATGACTTGGAGAAGGAACTCCCTCGCCCTTTCTCTGAATAAAGTATTGGTCTTTAATGGTTTTGATTTCACCGATAATTTCTTCATCGTCAATCTCCAAAACTAGGTCAGCAAATCCACGAACGGGTGGACTAACGTTTTTTATTTCTCGCTCATTTTGTTTTAATAGCCCAGTTTCTTCTATTAATTTTTCTATTCTTTCATGAGCCGCTGTCCCTGAATTCATAGACGCTATATTGGCTGCTGGAATATTCTCTGTAAACTCTGCACCATTAAATGCTATCCACCAGTATCTAGCGCATGTCCCGTGACCATAGCCTACTGTACTAGGAGCGAAACTAACTTTTTTCTTAAACTCTTTATCCTTATTATTTTTTTGATATGCTGAATTTATCATCTTAATAAACTTTTTAGAGTTTAACTTTGTATCCCTGGGTTGCGTTAACAATGACGCTATTAGATTCTTAGCCATAATTAACCTAAATTATACCTTACTATATACTTAAGAGAGTCTACAAGTTTATCAAGCGAGTCCTTTGTTGAGTAGTAAACATTCTTCTTAATATTATTTGGAGAACCTGTTGGACCTTTTGCGGCTGTAGAATACCAGGCTGCTAGAATTCCAAACTTTGCTGATAGAGCCTGCAGTTTAGCAATAAGAGTTAGTGCCTGGGTTGGAGGTATGTCTGGCTTAGAAATAATTTTTACAATAGCCGCCATTGCTTCATCAAGACCGTCATCTCTGACAAAATCATGAATGTCAGCGAACTCTGACACCTGATTAATCAAGTCGATTGTGTTGTCCATCTAACTCCTCCAATAGTTCTTCCAGTATCCCCCACTCTATTACTGCCAGCCTAGTCTTACGATTTCCAGATCCTAAAACTAGCATGAGTAAAGGGTTTTTTGTGTTATCTGTTTTTAGGCAATCGGTAACGATCTTAGCCCAAATATCTTCATTGATAGATATAGACTTTGAATATTCTTTTACGTCTACAATAAATCTTTCCGTGCTTCCATCTGCCTTTTGATATTTCCCGCGACCACTATTTTTATGAGCCTTAGCACCCATTCTTTTAAGTTCTGATCTCTCACTCATATGACAGCCTTGCGCTGTTCATATGGTTGTTCGGGCACTTCCAAAATACTTTTTTATTCTGAGAGTCGTACTTTCCTGATGTTACTGTTTCAAAGCATCCTGGCTCTGAACAAGTAAATGATCCATCGATATCTTTTAATGACCTAGAATCTTCTGAGTTTCTGATAAATTGTTTTGGATCTATCATATCTTCTCATATACCAAACGGCTTAATTCTTCCTGCATATCAAGGTCTTCTCTAACCCTTGCAATAACATTGGCACGGCCCTGGATTCTTTCTTCCAACACGGTATACCAGGCTCCGCCACGCTCAATCACTCCAAGCATTTCTGCCGTATCAACAAGGTCTGCGATCCAATCGACACCGACATGACTTCCCTGGAAATAAAAATCGTAAGACCCTGTGATAAACTGTGGCCCCGTTTTATTATAGTCAATTGTCCAGTTTACTGGCCTACCTACCTTCTGCTCAATAAGTTTATCCCCAACTGCGATCTTATCTTTAATAGATGACGCTTCTGCTTCACTAGACCATAGTTTAATAATGGTACTAGAAAAGAATTTTACAGCCATTCCGCCAGTAGGAATATGGCTAGCGTGCATAGAGCCAAACTGATTGCGCTGCTGTGAGATAAGTATGAGCAATGTTTTATCATTAACATAGTTAAGCATTTTGACTGCATGTGTCATGTCTTTTGCTTCTGCGCCAATCTGCTTAGTGTCTTGTAGTTGCTTTAACTCTGAGCCATCTTTTTCAAAGTAGATTGCAGGAAGCAAGGCAGATATTGAGTCTACTACTAGTAGATCGACACCAGAATGAATCAACTGCGTGCCCACATCTACCATATCATTTATTGTTTTTGCTGATGAGTAGATCAAAGATTGTGAGTCTACCCCTAGTTTTTCTGCCCATTCTGGGGAATATGATTGTTCTGAATCTATCCACGCGCAGAGTTTACCCTCTTTTTGTGCCTCCGCTATTAGTTGAAGGCAGAAGGAAGACTTGCCTGCACTTTTATTACCCCATATAAGTACTTGACGACCATATGCTAGGCCACCCTTTAGAGCAACATTGAGCGATAAACTTGGGGTCTTCTGTTTCTGTATTTCTACATTAGCGGCGCTGCCGACCATCTTTCTTATTTTTGGATCTAGCCTTGACAATACTTCTTCCATCATCATATCGCTCATTAAAATGACTCTCCAATACTTCAGCGATCTCTTTAATTCTATCGTTTCTAGAACGACTTAACGTATCAATTATTTTTTGCATTAGTTCCTCATCGTGACCACGAATAACTAATAACTTTTCATTATCCGCTCCATGAAGAAAGTATGCATTCATTATATCATCCACGAACGCCGTGCAGTCTTGGACGACCCTTATTAATTTTAGCCTTGCTTCTGACAGTTTTTTCTAATGAATGAACAACTTCACCGTTTTCTCGCAAACCTTCATACAGATCGCATACGCGGATAATAATATCTGCAAGTTCTTCTACTACTTGGTCATGGCCCTTCGATTTTCTTAGAGCCTCTAATACCTCAGTAGCCTCTGAATGAATCATGGCAATTTGCTTTGCAAAAAATATAAACTTGTCGTCAATAGATCCTAGTGGGTCCCAGAATCCTTTTTCTACTGCAGTTTCGTGCAAGTGGGTAGATAATCTATCTAAATTCATTTAGTAAAACCTTTCAATGATAGAGCGCCAGAATTTGTTTCTGAGAAAACTGGGCTGCAATGTGTTCCTGGCCTCATTCTGACTAGTGATTCAGCGTATACTGATGGGAAGACAATAACAGAGAATAACTCTTTATCTTCATTAGCGAGTACCGCATGGGCCATCTTATCGCCCTTCTTTGTTTTTCTTGGTTCAACGTCTACTACAAAGTATTCGTCTGGCCCAAGCACCATAGTCTTAGCCTTGAGAAATTGTACAAAAGATGATGCATTATTGTCAAGACTATCTGGGGTGAGGTAGGATGCTATCCTATTATCGGATACAAGGAAGATATATATCTTACCAGGCTCAATCTGGGTATCCTGACTATGGAAGACTCCAACACTAGCAGTCTTATCTACAATCTCAACACGGCTCCACCCCTCACCACGCTTGATAGATTTAACCATAGCCATGACTATAAAGGCACCGTCCTCCTCATACTCTTCTAATGGCTTGAAGTATGACTCTACCCATCTTGGAATATTAGTTACAAACTCAGGAATGTTAAGGTACTCATACAAGAACTCTCTTTCGTTTCCTGTTCGCGGGTTATCTGTAAAGGCTGCTGCCCCAATTTTATTCAAGGCATCTACGGCCCTACTATTTACCCCAGACCCCTTCTTACTTGTAAACTCAATAAAGTCTTCGTATGAAGAGAATGGCTTATTGGCAAGAATCTTTTTAGCAATGCCTTCTGAAATATACTTTACATTCCCCAGACCGAATCTGATTGCATCACCCTCTAGGGTAAAGTCCTCCCCAGACTCATTAATGTGTGGGAGCCTAATCTTAATATTCATACGCTTTGCTTCAATTAGGTAGTCTGTTCTCTTATCCTTGTCATTCTCGTTTTTAAGTAAAGAGAACATAAACTCTACTGGGTAGTATTTCTTTAACCATGCAGTCCAGTATGACAAAGTAGAGTACGCTACAGCATGGCTTTTATTAAATGAATATCCTGCGTGAGCCTCAAATGTGTGCCATAGTTTCTCTGCTGATTCCTCAGAGATGTGCTTCTTGGCACCAGAGATAAACTTATCTTTAAACTGGTCGAATTCCTTTGCATCCTTCTTCTTACCAATAATTTTACGGACCTTATCGGCCTCTGCCATCGTCATACCGCCAAGACCAACACAAGCCTGCATGACCTGTTCCTGGTAAAGAACACACCCATAGGTATCCTGTGTAAATTCTTTCATGATGGGGTGGATGTATGAGACTGCTTGACGCCCCTTCTTCCTTTTAATATAGTCTGTGCCAATAGTATTCATTGCACCAGGACGAACAAGGGCATTAGATGCAGCAAGTTCATCAAGGTTACTAACACCCATTTTTACTAGTAGGTTTGTGTATGGAACTGCTTCTGCCTGGAATACACCCTTTGTATATCCAGCAGATAGATCTGCGTAAACCTCATAGTCATCCAGAGGAATCGAATTAAGATCAATACTGATGCCCTTTCGCTCCTTAACATTATTAATTGTGTCCTTAATTACTGTTAAAGTTTTAAGACCTAGTGCATCAATTTTAATAAGGCCAATCTCAGCAGCCTGATCCATGTCTACAGCAACGACAGGAATTCTGCTATCACTTTGAGTATCTTTTCTTGTCTCCATTGGAGCATACAAAGAGATGTCAGTCTTAGCGGTTACGATTCCAGCAGCGTGCAAACCAGTACCACGAATTCTTCCACGGAGTCTGTCTGCATATTCTACTACTTCTGGATATTTGTCTCTGAATTCCTTGGCCCCTGGAGTACGGATAAATTCTTCCCATGTCTCAATACCTTTCAATGCTTTATTTACTTCTGACAAAGGGATGTTAAAGGCTCTAGCAACGTCCCTGACAACACCCTTGTCCCTAAAAGTATTAAACGTTGCAATTGATGCAACATGCTTATACTCATCAATAAGATACTCTTTTACCTCACCGCGACGGCGGTCCTCATAGTCTGTATCGATATCTGGAAAGTCATTTCTCTCTGGATTAATAAACCTAAAGAATAGTAGACCCCACTTAATTGGATCTACCTCAGTAATTCCTAGTGCGTAACAGACTAGGCTTCCTGCTGCAGAGCCTCTTCCTGGGCCAACGAGAATTCCCTCACCCTTAGCCCATGAAATCATGTTCGCTACAACAAGGAAGTATGAAGCAAAGTTCTTTTCTTTAATAATCTTTAGTTCTTCATTTATTCTTTCAAGATACTCTGGCTCAATCAGATCTCTGCTTCTTAGCCCATCCATAGCAAGTTGACGTAGTTCCTGATCTGGGTCTTTATGGCTTACAGGAAGTAGATCAACATCCTTCTTAATGTCATACTTAGAGATCTTTTCAGAAATCTCTACAGTATTTTCATAGATATCCTCACGGTCAATACCTTGAGAAATCATTCTTTCTTTAAGGTCTGTGTAATTCATTAGCCAAATATCAAGATCCTTGAATGACATTTGACGATCCCCATAGAGATAGTCCAGCCTCTCCATAAGATCCTTAATCTTACGACTCTTACCGAAATCTGATTCCTTATCTATCTTTGGATGTGTTCCAAGGATAAGCATGATCTCTTCTGCTATACGATCCTCTGGTGCAGCATAGTGGCAGTCCAGGGTTACCGCTGATTTAATGCCCCCGCTATCAGCAAGACTAAGCAGAGCGAGATTGAGAGATGCAGGGTTGTGTGGCTGTATTTCGATGTAAAAATCTTCCCCAAAAACATCTCTAAACCATCCAGCGTATTGTTTCGCAAGTGTTTCATTATTATTCTCCAATGCCTTTGCGATAATCCCATTCATGCAGCCAGACAGTACAACTAGACCCTCGCCATACTTTTCTAGCATGTCAAAGTCTGTCCTGGGCTTAACAAAAAACCCTTCCTCCCAGGCATTCTCTGAAAGCCTGTTAAGATTATCTAACCCAGTATCGTCCTTAGCAAGAACAATAAGGTGGTTATAGATTTGATCATCTGGGGTGCGCTCCTTTTTAGAGCGCTTGTCTAGTCTGTCTGTAGTAAAGTATGCCTCTAGACCTAGAATCGGCTTTACACCGTGATCATTAGCCGCCTTTACAAGTTCCCTATGCCCACTAAGAGATCCATGATCAGTAATACTGAGTGCCGACATTCCAATGTCAGAAGCCCTCTTTATTAGTTCTTCTGGCGAGGAGTATCCATCTAGGAGACTATAGTATGAGTGTGAATGATGATTATGAAACATTTTTCTCCAATAAATGAGTAAGCACTAGGAAGTATATCCTAGTGCCACTCAACGATCAAGTATTTTACCAGTCAACTGCTGTGCTGGATGAAGTGTCAACATCTACACCCATGTAGAATGCTTCCTGATCTGGGTACTTAACCTGACGAACAGCAACCTTCTCAAGTTCGAATGGCTCAATTCCAGCCCAATCAAAAGCCTCTGAGTCTGTAGCCAATGGAATCAAAGTGTAACTTGTCTGAGTTCCTGTGCCGCTTCTCTTAAGACGCCATTGAAGGTTTGAAATAGACTGAGTATCGCCTGCGTACTCAATAAGAATATTCGTTGCTGCAGACTTAGGGCCAACACCCTGGGACCAAACTGCTACATACTCCTCATTACCGTCGTCCACAATTACATTAGTGTAAAAACGGAGGCGTGCCTTCCAGCCTGCCTTGGGGTCCTTACGATGCATCTCACAGCCAAAGCAGCGACCCTCATCATCTAGGCTACAAAGCCCCTTGCGTCGATAATCTCTTGGATTAGTATGTTCTGCCACAACAATGGCAAGGCCGCGACTCTTATCATAATTTGGTGAGTCTGGGTCAAGTTCGTTAACGAATCGAATCTTTACGCTCTGACCATCTTCCAACTTTAGCCAGCGTGCGCGAGCGCCTTCATCCATCTGGGGGCGCTCCATCTTACTCTTGATATTCTTTAATCCTGTAATAACTGACATATTATATATCTCCTAAAAATATTTGACCCTATGCATGGGCCTATGTGAATATTATACAGCCAATACCAACTTATTTCCAGCGTTATTGAATAGATTTATAATTTCGCTATCCTCTAAATCTCCAATATCCTTACCTTTATTAAGGTGTACTACATCAACTTCTTTATTCAAGAACTTATTAATTTTATCTACTAGCGCTCTTCCCGCCTCATCGTTATCTGGACAAACTATAACACTAGAAGAATACTTTTGCAATAAAAATATTTGAGTCTTACTTACTGTAGCCCCCAATGTAGCGACAGCGGGAATGCCAAGTTGCCAGAGTCTAATAGCATCGAAAGACGACTCAACCACCACCACCCTCTTGTGCTTAGATCTATTAAGGTTAAACAAAACCTTGCTTTTAGGCAGCCCCGTACTGTTCTTAAAAGACTTACCTTCTATAGATCTTCCAACAAAGCCCACACATTTAGATTCAATATCAAATACTGGGACAGTAACCATGTCCTGTTTTTCCGAATAGCCAAGCATTAATTCTTTCTGTGCGTGCTGTGAGATTTTACGGGATAGAAAGTATTGTTGTGCCCTAGTATTTGATAGAAGGTTGTTGTTTAATTTAGAAATAAGATCTGCATCGAACTCTTTTAGTTCAGTCGGTTTATCAATAACTTCATCAATCTGCTCTACTATGTTAGCCTGACTACGCTTTGAATTTATCAGTCTTGTTGCCTCAAAGTAGTTACGCTTAGTTGAATGC